CCATATTTTTTAGCCATATCTCTATTAAATACTGCATCTGCTCCAGAGTTTTGGTAATTCTTAACAATCCACTCTCCTGTATTTACAACAACATCAGATGACTGCCCTGGCTTCATTTTAATTTTTGTTCCCACTGCCTTGTCCGTTTTTCTTGCTCCTCCTACACCCATTCTAATATCCATACTCTCCTTTGCAAATGCTGGTAAAAACCCTTGAGCTAATCCTAGTGTGTTTCTTCCAACCCTTCTAGATCTTCTGTTTCCTGCCGGAACAAAACCCTTTTCAGATGCCCCAATACCAACTAATGCGGATGATGCTGCTATTCTTTTAATTAAAGCTTCTTGCTTTATTCTTTCTGCTGTTTCTTGTTTTATTGTATTTAAAACTATCTGCTCTTGTTTAGCTGTATTGTTTCCTGCTGCTAGAATTTTTTGATAAAGAGTAGAATTATTTGCCAGTGCTACGCCTATCGCCATTTGCAAACTTTCTTGTCTTTTCGCCTCTAGATTTATTCCTAATAAATCTTTGAATGCATCTTTTGCAAATTTTCCTACTAAGGCTATTATTTTTATGAATGCTGCACCAAGCAAAACCAATCCTGGCCCCGTTAAAAAGTTACTTATGCCCTTAACTAAGTTTTTAGCAAACTCACTGCCTTCTTCTTCCGAAAATAAATCGTTTATTGTTTTTGCGAAAGATCCTAATGTTGTCAATATTTCTTTAAAGTTTCCAGATAACGCCAGATTGCCCAATGATGCCCCCAGCTCCTTAACACTTAATGCTGTGTCTTTAAAAATGGCATCAAGGGTTTTATTTAACTCTTGATTTCTTTTGGTTGCTTCGTCTGTAGTTCTGTTTGCTACTCCTAATGCATTATTATATACAGAATACTCACTATTCAAATCTTGAATTAAAGCTTGTAGATTTTGTATTTGGAAAACTCCGGCTATTTGTTCTGCCGTATATGCTTTTTGAGCATCTGTTAAAGTATTGTATGTTTTTGCATAATCTAACAATATCGATATAGAAGATCTAAATGATCCGTCTATGTTTTGTGTTGCGACTCCTATTTCCTCAAGCACTTCCCTGACCCTACTTCTTTTTATCCTTGTGAAAATACTTTTAAATCCGTTTCCAATTACAGATCCACCCCTAGCAGTTCTTTGCTGTACTGCTGTTACAATGGCGGCCAATTCATTAAATTGAACACCTGATGCTTGAGCTACGGCACCAGCTCTAGATATGGCTTCCGCTAAGTCTGCTGATGAAACAGCGAATGCAGCATCAACATTAGCCATTCTATTAACTATTTGTTCGTGTGTAATACCTTCCTTATTAAAAGAGTTGATTGCGGCAGTTAAGCTTTCTGTTGACTTAACTGTATCTAGCCCAGACAACCTACTTAATATCAATGCTGAATTCACTCTAGCCAATGTTTCTTCAGCACTCAAACCCTGTCTTGCTAGTTCTATTGCAGAGTCAGCTACCAAATTAAAACTCGTCGCCGTATTTCTCGCTACATCAAATAGTCCTTCTCCAAATTTTTGCATAACAGAGTCTGTAGCCTCCATCACTACCTGAACATCTTTTAAGGATTTTTCCACCTCTGCAGCTGACTGAACTAATCCCGTAAACGCATCTGAAACTGCATTGATAATTCCAACAGCAGCTCCGAAAGCAAATACACGAGCGGCTGACGCATCCATAGATTTTTGGAATTCACTTGCAGCTCCAGTAACTTTTCCCAATGGTTGAACAAATCCTTGAGGGTTTAATTTTGGAGACATCTGCATTTTATTAACTACCCTTTGGGCCTGTCTAGCCTGGGTTACTATATTTTCATAGTAACCAGAAGCAGATGTTGGTATATTTACTACTGTCATTTCCTTAAACCTTTATTTTAAATACACTATTTTCCGTGAATTTCCATAAAGTCTTCCATTGTTAATTCTCCTTTTTTGCCCTTTTTTTCTGCTACGGCATGTATATCTAATGCTCCCTCTGTGTTAATTCCGGCTTTTTTTAAATCTTCTCTTGTTGCGCCTTTGTAAGAAAAACCTCCTCCGCTTGATGCTTTTTTCTGTGCTCTTTCAGCGGTGGTTTTAGCTTCTTCAGTTTGATCAATATGTTCTAATATTTTTTTTGCATTATTTTTTATATTATTTGGTATTTCTTTATTCTCAAAAATATTTCTAAACATCTTCGCATTATTTAATAAATTAACTTTATAAATACTCCAATCCAAATGAAATTCATTAAAAAATCTTGATAAGTCAGATCCAAACAAATTAAATATATTATAAAATATAGGCTCTATAGATAATTGCAATATATTATCTGAAGAAAATTTATCTGAATACTCTCTGTATATTTTATGAATTTTATTCAAATCACTAATCTCCATATAATTTAGTTGCTCTTCGCTATATTTTTTATTTACTAAATTACTATCTTCATATATACAAGAAAACACAAACATTTCATTGGATTTTCTGGATGCATAATCTTCTACAGTGTTTTTTACAAACTTATTTCTTTCTTTTTGTAAATCTTTTAATTGTTTATTCCTTGTTTTTATATTGTCATCAAAAGCATCTTTTTCTTTTTTAACTATTAGTTTGTTCTTTGTCTTAATTAAATTCTTAACTTCTATTTCTAATTCGTTAATTTGTTTTTCTTTGTCTTTTGTCCACACTCCCTGTTCATCCAAAAATTCCAATAACTTTTCTTCAGTTAATGCTCCTCTCTTTTCGCTTTTACTATAATAAAAATCATAGTTTTCATTAAGTTTTTCAAACTCTTTTGAGGTTGGATGTTTAATAAAAAAAGAGGTTTCTTCGTTCTTAACTTCCGAAACCCCCTCTTTTATCTCTTTAAAAATTTTTTCGTAAAAATTTTTTTCTTTCACTTTATATCCTGAGTTTATTCTGCCACAGCCGCCTCCTCAGTTTTTTCAGATTCTTGATCCTCTTCGACTTTCATTTCTTCCATCATTTTTTCAAGCTCTTCTCTTTGATTGCTTCCGCTTACATACCTAATAGTTATGATCGTAGATATTCTATCAATTGTTTTTTTGTACAACACATCTTCGCTCTCTTCTTTGTTTTCGTAAGCTTCATATTTTTCTTCAAAATCTTCACCCTCGAACATATCTTCCAGAACAGCATCATCAGAATCTCCCTCGATAAATGATGCCAAATGTAATATGTACCACATTATAGCTCTATTTCTCGCCTTAACATCTGCAGTATGATCAAACAAAGAGTTTTGGATCATTTCGTATTCCGTTAATTCTTTTTTGATTTGAGACATTTCAAGCATAGCTGCATTCAATTTTTCCTTTTGCCTTTCAGATATTTTACTTTGATTTATCATTGACAACTGCTGGACTTCCAGTTCTTTTTGGTACATTTTGTATATTAATTCAGAATATATTTTTTGCTCTTTTTCTGTCCACACTCCTCCATTTGTGCCGTATTGTTTTGCTAGCATTGCTTTTGTCAATAAACCCATTTTTATGAATTTATTTAATTCCACACTATAAAACATATCTCCGTCTTCAAGCTCCATTCTTGTGGGCTTTCTGATTATCATTTTATATGGAGTCTCTTCTGTTGTAGTTTGATTTTCTTTAGAAACTATAACTTCCATTTTTCCAGTTTCTTTATTCTTTTGTTTTTTCTTTTTTTCTACAACAACCTCTACCTTCTTGTCGATGCTTACATCGAAAGAATACAATATATTTTTATCTTCTATTTTCATTTTCCTTTTACCTTGGTTATATATTATTATAAAATTAAAAACTACTTTTTAAAATTTATTTCAAAATTTTGCATATATGTTAAAAGTTCTCTTCTTAACTCATTGCCAGAATCTAATACCTTTTTTCTTAGATAATTTAATTGAGCTTCATCCAAATATTCCGCTTGTGACAATAACTCAGATTTATCTGGCATCGCTTTTTTTAGTTTTTCAAATTGATTTTTATGCTCTTCGCTCAAACCCTCTAAAAGCACTAAAAATGATTTATATAAATTAGTGGTTCCACGCTGTATCTGGAACTCTAAAAGCTCTCTTTCTTTATTCATAACTGTACCTTATACCTATTTGTATATACACAAAAAAACCCCGGACGTGAATCCGGGGTTTAGTTGCTAATTAATAATTAAATTAATTAGGGGGTGGGGGTTATAGCGGTTGACTGGTAAAGTGTTGGTGTATTTGTTGGTTCAGAGAACAGGAATATTCCGTTTTCCGAATCGTTTGCACCTCCAATTTGAGCACTAAATGTAAGATCAACTGTTTTGTTGTCTCCAATCGAAGCAGAGAATGCTTGAGTGTCAAGAATAGCATTCCTCATAACATATGTAACGGCTCTGTTAGTGCCACATCTGTCATTCATTGTGATTGCTATATCTCTCTTTGATTCTCCTGAACACAATAAAGCATCAAGAGATCCATCAGCAAAATCTGTCATAAGAGCAGAAGCTGTAAGTGTCATATTCACTGGGAAATCAACTTTTCTAGCGAAAGGATAGTGATTTCCTAAACGTGTCAAAGCACTTCTTCCAACAGGAATATCAAGAGATACATTTTGAATGTTTACTGCTGTTTTAGTTGGTGATGTTGCTCCTTCTCCTGGAAGAATTGCTCCTCCAGTTTGTAGGTTTCCTTGAGCTTCATAATTGGTGAAATAACCGTCTGCATCAAAATCAAGAGTAATGTCTCCAGGTCTGATTGCAAACAATTCGCTTCCTCCTACAGTAATATCTCCATCACTGGATGTTACCGAAGACCAATTAACTGTGTTAGTCAATTTAGCTCCAACTGTTGAATCAATATCAATTGCCGGATTTGAGTGAGCACTGGTTAGGTCATTTTTAAATAAAATGTTAGAAGCTTCTACAGAAACAGTAGCTGTTGCAAGTTCTCCTACAGCAGCAGTAATTCCATAACTTGTTATGAATCCATTTCCAATTCCGATACATCCATTGTTTGCACCAGCAATAGTAGAACCATGAACATCTGTTCCTTCTGCCGTTGTAATTATATAATAATTCAACTCATCAAAGTCGTTAGTTCCATCAAGCAATTGCTTTGTCATTGGAGTTGCACTTGAAACAGGGAATGTGCTGGTATCATTTTTATTGAATCCTAGCGCTACTTCCTGTGTTCCATCTGTTAAATAATAAGAAAAGTCTAGTGTTACTGTGGGAGGCTCTGTTACTTCTCGTGATAGAGCCGCAAGCTGCCCAAACTCATTGATGTCCGTACGTGTTACTTCAAGATTGTAACTCATGTCTTGGACTCTGTTAATTTCTTTTATATCAGCACTAACGATCTGATTAGATGCACCAGAACCTTGTAATTTACTGACGAAAAGCGATTCACTTTGATAAATAATTCTATCTGCCATAATAAAAAATTGTTGTTATAAATAATAATACACCAAAAAATGAAAAAAAATTATCTTTTATACAAAATTCTTGGGTTTCTTACCTTTGATACAGAAAAATCAATAAACCCTACCTTGAAATCTTTTGATGATGTAATCCTTTCTGTTGCCCTATCATTTATCTTTGATACCCTTACATTATCTATAAAACCAAAGCTTGTTGAGTTAGAAATAGTGTCTGAGTAATTATATGGATGTGTTTTTACATGAGAAAACTCTCCATATGGAAAATCTTCAAAATCTATCAAAGGCACTGAAACTCTAGCTGAATCTCTAAATAAAGATAATACTCCATCTAGTATATAATTACTTTCAGATATAACTATAGCCCTTATGTTAACCTTTGTTTCATCTAATCCCCCAAATGCAAATGGATAATTTTCAGAATTTGCTAGAGTTAAAAATACTGCAGGTATTGTATATGTTTTTTCTTCTATAGCACTTCTAGATTGTAAATATGTTTCATTAGAAGGAGATATTAAAAAATCACTATTTAAAATTATATTTTCTTCTGTTTCATCAGTAGTATATACATTTACTGTTTTATATGCAAAATCTCCAGTAATTGAAAGTGTAGTGCTATCACCATGTGTATCTTTATCCACTAATACCCTGCCCTGACCATAATCAATATATATTCCATCTTTATCAAATACTTGATTTCCTTCTATGTTTACATAGTTATTAACACTGATTTTATCAGATGCTGAAACTAATTGCCTATAAGGGCAATAGAATGCATTATAATTTGAAGGTATATCCACAGAGTCGTAATATGTGAAAACTTGCGATATGGGGCCTTCATAAGCCTCAGAAAAGTAATTTAACCTATCTTCAGACCAGAGATAAAAGCTTGAAAGTAATTGATGGTCAAAACCTACATTCATTTTGTTAAACTCCTTATGTTTTTTTCTAGCCCTCTAAGTATCATTGATAGATATTTTGTGTTTGAAAAAGATCCAGATCTCACTGCTTTTTTTGCTTGTACGCCATATCCCGACCTACTTGAAAAGCTTTCTTTATTTAAATAGTTATTCAGGCCAGATATTCCTTGTTCTATTCCTATTATCCAACTTCTTCCATTTTGCCAAGGCATTGGACTTTTTTGAGCTATTTCTTCTTTCGAGGGTAATTCAACCAAGAAATTAATCATTAATTTTCTTGAGCTTGTTGGCAATCTTTTTATTTTTATCGCTTTACTTAATAAATGTCTAACGGGTGCTATTGGATCCATTCCTTCCTCAAAACCTATATATGAATAAAGATTTCCATAGCCGCCTAAAGTTCCGCTAACATTATATCCCTCTGGCCCCATTTCTATTTCCTTTGTAACTGGATGCGATTCAAACTCTTTTAGCATTTTTTGCTGAGACTCCTCAACCACTTTTTCTACCATTTTCCTAGCGACTGGCTCAACCATTTTATTTATTGTTTTATTTGCCAACTTATCTAGCTTGCTTCTATTTATAGATATTTTAGCCATTATCCCTTCCTCCTCAAAAATAATTGATAATATTTAGGAGAAAACATTCCAATTTTTGATTCGTCAGATATTAAATCATATAAAACCCCATCCACTTCAATATCTTTACAACTTGATATTAAATTATATCCTTCTTGATTAACTTTTATTCTTACTGAATCTTTATTTACATCTATACCAGTTATATCATTTGAGGCAGTTTCGTTTTGCCGACCGTTCATATAAGATATTCTAGCTTTAATTGTAAATTCTTCTACTATTTTCTCTGAAGTTTTTTGATTTTTTATCCTTGAGTACAATGCATTATATGTGCTATTCGTAGAAACAAAAATCTTTTTTTTAGCCTTGAATACTTTGATATCTCTTCCAAAAGTATCATGAAGATCATCAAAAACATCTTCGTATGCTTGCTTATCTGAAGATGATATTAAATCACTCATATCTTAATTATGGCGTTGGTGTCGGGGTTTGATAACTACTACAATCATTTGCGGCTGCATCATACCCAGCTACTTGCCGTGGACTAGCCCTGTACATATTATACGAGTGAACCATTTCAGATATTTTAATATCCGCTTCAACTGCTAAATTTTTATATGTTTGAGATATTGATATTTTCTGTTGTGGAGATGCTATTTGAGCTATTCTTTTTATGGTAGAGTCACCTTCTGTTAACTCGGTCCACTCTGATGTTGAACTTGACTGAGAACTACCACTGGAAGCCTGCCTTAATATTGATTGAGCTTGTCTTGTATAATAATATTTTAGATATAGCTGTATAAAAATAGCTATTTCCTCATCTTTTATAACTGGGCAAACATCATTACTTTCAGATATTCTGAAAGCCTGATTAATCAAAATGTTTAACTGTCCAATATTTGTTTCTAGCCAAGCAGAAATTCGAGTTTTCTCAGCAGATGCCTGTTCTACAGTATCTGAATCCTGAAAAAGCTCGGTGTCGTATATTTTTTCCGCAATAGCATCTAAATTCACAATATTAGTCTATATTAAATAATTTTTTTTGTTCTGCAGACATAGCCTTTGGATTAGCAATCGACTTTGTGGTCTGTAGAACTTTTCCTTTGCCTAAGAACACTCTATTCTTAAACTCTTTTTTTAGCTTATTTTTTAATGTTGTTCTGTTTCCAGATGGGAAAACTCCAACCTCCACTGCCAACGATTGAAGTTCTGGCATTGACATGTCAGTTATTTTTGCCTCTAGCTCGCTCTCGCAACTCGTTTTAAATGGATTGTATACCCCGGCTGGATTGAGTAATGTTTCTAAATCTGTTTTTTGTTCATCGACATCAGACTTGCCATCAATGTATTGTAACCCACTTCTCTCTTTAGCGGCTTTATTTTTCCGTTGCTCTATATTTTGCTTTGTTTTAATTTTTTTTGTCATGACTAAATTAGTTTTTATTACACTTTTATTATAAATCTGGGAATAAAAAAATCCACCAAAAGGTGGATTTTTTTAAACTCAATATATGTGGAATATATAAATTAAACCACAATTCCTGTAAGTGCGCGGGTGTCAAGAACCATTCTGCCTTCTTCAAGTTGGCCGTAGTAGCCGATCTTGTTTTGGCGAATAGTGTACTGATCATCAGCAACCAAACGAAGCTCAGATCCGGTTTCGGAGTCTGTTGCAACAGCACGCATAAGAGAATCTCTTCCGCGATCAATACCAATAAGAATTTGGTCGTGGTCAGATCCGCTCCATTTGTTGCTTTCGTGACCGACATTGCCCTTCATTGATTGGCTTGAATCTCCGGTAGTGCTATTGGTTTGGCCAACTAATGCACCATAAACCTTATTGAACCGTTGACCATCACCAAGTTCATTGATCTCTGTGATGGAGATTCCATAAAGTTCAGAAGCGCCAGCATTGCGATAAATTTCATCGCGCATGCCTTCTGTTGCTGCGATTCCGTTCTCAGATCCGTTTCCGGCAGTTTCAACAGATGGCGAACCCTTTGTATTAATTGGGTTGTATGCCATTGCGCGAATTTCTCCCATGATTTCAGGGGAAACCAAGAGATCTGTTACACCGCGTGTTCCTGTTACTGGAGTTCCTCCATTCCAAGCTGTATTCAGACGTTTTGCACGTGTGATAAGCTTGTTGAGGTCGTCAAGCAAGAACTGGTTTTCTGTAGCAGATGAGATAACGTGACCAAGGCCATTGGTTTCAGCATTTGCCAATACTCCCAGCAATAGATTTGCTGATGTTTGCTCTTGCTTAATTAAAAGCTCTTGAGCAATCCGGGTAAAGGTTTTGCTGACTACGTCAAGCCTTGAACGAGCTGCATAGCGACGATCAAAGTCAACAGCAGTTTCCAACCGGTAGGTTGTAAATTTCAACTCGCTGTGAGTTGGAATTACAGTGTTGGAAGGAAGTCCACCTGGGGCAGACTGGCTGTAAACCTCAAGGTAATCAGTATCTGTTACATCGTGATACAAATCCAAAGGAATTGATGGATTATCATCCTCATTAAAAGAAAAGCTTGTGAACATGTTGCTCAATGCAGGTGCATTGTTCATGATCTCTGCAAGTACAGGACCGATGAACTCAGCCGCAGCAGCTTGAGCTTCATGAGCTACATTACGATTCTTTGAAGCCATGGCTTTAATAAGCTCGACTTGTTCTTCTGTTCGTTTTAAAGTAATATTCATGATTTTATTTCTTTCTCAAAATTATCCTGCTAACACTTGAATGAAAAATGTGTCATTCGTGCCATTTCCTGATCTGTCTCCAGCTGCAAGAACTCTTCCGAAGGTTGCTCCTGCTGGCGTAGCAGAACTTGTAAGTTCTCCGTTTGCCGCAGTTTCAAGCAATTCGCCTACTGCTAATCCAGAAGTTTGAATTGTGAAAAATCCACCTGTTGCAACCGGAACGGTTTCACCTGGGATAGAACACTGCAACTCATCTTTCTTGCGGGAGTAGTAAAGCAATTTCTCATCATTTTCATCGTAAGCCAAAGTTGGTTTTAGTGCCAACCCTAAAGCTGCAGCATCTGCAACTCCAGCGGCAACCAACTTCATTGGTGCTTCAGGATAAAAAGATCCAAACTTAGAAGCAAATGGTCCCTGATCTCCAGATCCAATTGCTCCAAGGTAAGATTCTGCATTGTGAGTAGCGCTATGTAATCCGCCTGGCTCATCAGCCGTCCAATTGGCTGCCGATGAATCAACTTTCAATACTGCACCACTCCAGTTCACTTTATTAGCGCTGTCATCACCAGGCTTAAGCGTGGTAAGTGTCAAATCGCTATGCTTTAATGCGAAAAGGTTTACGACATCCTTTTCGTCATATTGTCTAAATGGTAATAGTTTATGCATTTTTTAATTTGTTAAAGTTTAATTTGAATGTTTTCTTTGCTAAAAGCTTTAGAAAACTTCTCTCTCAAAGAAGGTTCTTTAATTGCTGTAGAACTATTGTTGTTAGCAACAATTTCTTGTTCTTCTTGAATGTTTTCAAGAACATCTTCCTCTTGTTCTTCAGAAGCCTCTGCTTGTTCAACTTCTGTATTTTCAGCTACTGAAGCTGTTGAAGTTTGAGTCATTCTCTTTTCAACTTCTTCAGCTAGGCGAGCTTCAAATGCTTTTTCTTGCTCAGCGAGGTATTCTTTGTTTTTGTGAGCCCAAACTACAGCGACCTTTGTTTTATACTCTTCAAAAGAGTTTTCTTCAAGGTCAAGCGACTGAACTTCACTAGCCAGTACTTCTCTGTCTTGTTCGGACAAGTCATAAATAGAATCAATTTCCGCCATTCTAGCATTAAATGACTCATCACTCTTAATCTGTTCAAGCTCTTTCTGCACAGAATCAAATTTTTCTTGAGCAGCTTGAAGTTCGGATTTAAGAGAATCTAATTCCTCCTTCATCTTTTGCTCGCTGTCTTCGAATTTTTTCTTTTGTTCTTCGAGAGCTAGAAGTTCTGCTTCATATTGTTCGCTTTTGGATTTGATAGCATCACCAATAACACGACCAACATTAGCCACAATCTCTTGAGAGAATTGATGCTCAGGCATTTTTTCATCAAGAATGGCTTTAAAATCTTCTAATAATTGTTGTTTTTCCATAGTAGAAATATTGTTTATAGATGTATTTACATTTAAATTTTCATTTTGTGAAATATTTTTTTCATTTTTTTTAAAAAAATGTTTTTTTAGGGCTATATTTGTTGTTGCTTGGCCGCCTTCTTCATCAAGCTCTCTATCTTTTTTTTTATCGTCGTGTACGTATAATCCTTTAACATCTGCTGCAGGATTTGCAGTAAATCCTATGCCCAATGGGAATACCTCTCCAACAACCAATCTATATAGAGGAGTTCCGTCTTTCATCTTGCCCTCTCCATCAAAAGCTCTAAGATGTTGCGATAATTCTCCAACATGTTTTGGGTTGGTTATAATTTCAGCTTCTCTTAATTTTTTACTTCCAGCGGCTATTACATATTCATTAAAACCCAATTCCCAACTCGCTGAAACGGATTGATATAATTCATCTCCTTCATCTACAGATCTTAAAACAAGGTCTGCAAACTCTTTGTTTGCCGCAGCATAAACAACAGACCCAAGAGATAAATTAAAAGGGTCTGTTATTTCTGGGCTAATTGAAGATAATAGCTCATCATTATACATTCTAGAAAACCCTGCAGAAACTATATGCCCCACAATCTTTTTTTTGTTGTGCTCTATGTTTGTAGGTTTATGTATGAAAAAATCTTTTATATCTAAAGCCGTCGCAGTAGAAATTCCGTCGTCATTTTTATTAAAAACATTTATAACTGCTGCATTAAATGCAACCCCTATTAAATCTATGTTTTTTTCAAAATCTATTTCTTCAGGAACTAAATCCTTCAACATATCTAGAGATGCCTGAGAAACTAATTGAGATTTATTATCTTTTTCAATTTGCTCAGCAAATATTTGATTTTCGAATTTGGTTGTATATTTAAAATTCATTGGTAAGATAGTAATACACTATTTCTTTCCCTCTTTTTTGTTTTTATTGTTTTTGTTCTTTTTTTCTAAAATCTTTTTCTGCAAAGCTGGCGGTAATGTTTTTTGCTCTTCAGTTAATTCGCCCTTTGATTCTTTTTTCTTTTTCGAAGATTCTTGGGCTTTTTTTAGAGCTTTTGGATCTGGATAATCTTTATCTCCAGGTTTAGCTGGTTTATAATTTTCCCCCATTCTTTGTTTCTTTCTTCGAATATTTTCCCAAAGACCAGGCTTACTTTTAGCTTCTGATTCGTCTAATTCATCTAGGATTATATCTTCTATATCTTGATCTGACAACTCAAACTCAGAGCCTTCAACCTTTGTTCCAGCTCTCCATTGCTTGCATGACCAGTACCTTGCTTTCGTCTTTGGGCCTGGGTTATCGCAATTATGTCTGGCTCTAAAAGATTTCCTTCTTTGTGGGTCGTCTCTTTTAATTTCCATGTTTGGATCGCCAAAATTAACTTTGACTACATTACCCTTTTCGTTTCTTACATAAACTGAAAATTTCTTTGGGCCACCAGGAGTTCTAAATGGTTTGTTTAGTTTTTTCCCTTTTGTTTTTTCTTCAGCCCAAACTTCATCTTGTATAGATTCTTCACTGCCTTCACAATCACAAAATAAATGATGAGCACTAATTTTATCAGACAAATCAATAATATACTTTTTCATATGTATGTAAATACACACATTTTTTTTAAAAAATATAAAAATTAATTATTTTTTTTGCTGTGATATAAAATAGCTGCAGGATATTCTGGCAATTGATGATTTGAGCTTATTTCAGATATTGATTCTATAACTTTTAGCTGATCTATAATTTCTGGATCTTTTACACAGGCTTTGATTTTATCAACCCAATCATTTTGCTCAGAAGATATAATTACAGACTCTATCAACTTATCTAAAATATTGTTTTGATTTTCATTCAATCTTTTTACTTTATATTCCTTTTTTAGTATTTCGGAACCATCTTTCCGGGCTTTTTCTATTTTTGCTATAATAGATTGTAAGTCCTTTCTGGAATAATTTTCATTAGCAGTTGCCCCAGTAGGTCTTCCATTTTGTTTTGCAGGAGTTTTAGTAGGAGCTTCGTTTGGTACATCAGATCCAGGCGGCTCAATTAATGGTACACCACCAATCAATGGATTATACATACCTTTTTCTCTATCTTCTACATAACCTTCTTGAGCTACTTTTAAAGTAGATGAATGAGGAAATATACCTGTTCGAATCGAATCCATTCCTTGCTCTGGCGAGATTACTCCTATTTCTAATAATCTCGTAATAACTCTTTGGAATTGAATTTCATCTTTAATGTCAACCTCTTGAAATTTTACAGTCGGATATTTTCTAAAGCCCAGAGCCTTGCATACCAATTTTACTTGAGGCATTAGAAAGTCATTCAAGAATGCATTTCTGGCCTCTTTTAATCTTTCTAAGAATATTTGAGCTTTTATTTGAGTGCTAGAATAATTTTCTTTTCCAACAATTATGTTTTGCAATCCTTCTCTGATATCTTGATTCACTATTTCGTATTTTTGAGGTCCCAATATTTTATTTATATCTGGGATTATAAAGTCTGCTTTTGTTGTATAGTCGCTTACTAAAACCCTTCCAACACTCTCGTTTTGGAAAAGGCATTGCATTGCATTCAAGTTTTGTGGATTGATTCCGCCTTTGTCTGGCTCTGCACCCATGGTTATTAGTAGTACTACGTTTTCTATTGTTCTACTGATCGCTTGATCGATTTTCTTCAATTCTATCTTCCAGTTTATGTCATCAAGCACTGGGAATCCAAATGGAACCGCAAAAGGTTCATAGTCTTGTTTTTTATAAAAGGAATAAAGCAGTCTATCGGGGTCTAGATCTACATTTAAACCATCCATTGCAAACCCACCCTTTTCAATGTTTTCTCTAACTTCTGGTGGTAAAGATTCAAGAATTTGTTTATCTTCTTCATTTTTTGGATTTCTTAATCTTTCCAATTCATACTCTGATAGTATTTTTTTATATACTCCATCAGCAAAAGATGTACTTCTTGTGGATATAATATCATATGGATTTAATAAAATGTATCTTACTGGTATTTTCCCTGGGTTAAGATATTCACTTCCATAAATTTTATTTAATTTATTAAAATCATCTTTATTGAATGTTCCATCAATTCTATATAAAAATATATTACCAGATCTATAATATTCTCTAAAATATTGATCTTTTAGTTTCCATAAATTAATTTTCTCAAACCATTTGTAAATAAACTTATTGGTATTTTCACTGCCGCCTTCAAGATATATTTCAGAGTTAGAAAATTCTGACATTACATCTATAGCATTCCTAAATATTGGAACATTTGCATATGCTTTTTGGCACAGCTCGATAGCTTCTCTTGAGTCTACTCCATCTGCAGTTATTGTGTAGGGAAGCATCCCCTCCGCTATATTTTTGTACTTTGCTGATGTTCCTGATACGGCAGCCCTATTTATCCTTCTTCCTGTGGATGATGAATTGCCCGACCTCAGTGCATCACTTACAGAGCAAGATGCTTTTATTTCTGATCCTGATACATAATAATTTTCTCCACATAAAGCTGGCTCTATGTTGATTTCTGTTGAAGCTGTTGCGGCTTTACCTTTGGATAGATTATTCCAATAGGAAGACTTTTTCACGTATTTTCTTTTTTTCTTGCTCATGTTATATTTTTATACACCAAAAAGATGAAAAGTAACTTTAAAAGTGACTTTTGTTGAGTTTTTTAAATCATTTTATAAACATCGGAGTGAATCCCTGTGTACTTTGAGCTTTGCTGGTTTTTACATCATAATAAGTCTTTATCATCCAGCTACCTAATACCAGCGCTGAGTAGCAGTCTTTTCTAGCTTTATTCGGTCCAGTTGTTCGCTTTAAACTTAAGGGAAGATCGAATGTTTGTGTTCCTTGAGGGGAAGACTTTACTTCTATTAATGCACATTGACCTTTCGTGTATTCGATCATATCAAAAAGATGCTCAACGAAATCTAACATTTTTGCTCCATCACTTTGATTTTCTTCTATTTCGGTATTCACAAACTTTAAATTTTTTATTGGTATCTTATGTCTTCTCTGTTCCTGAAATGAGTCATCTATAGCTCTTGATGCAAACCATATTCTCTTGTGGTCAAAATTCGCTTGCAGTAACTCGTTTGCTCTCCTGATCCAACTGGATGTAGGCTTCCTTAAACAGCATGGTATACCATCTTTCTCGAATTCAAGCTTACCAAGCCTTAATGTTCTTTGATAATCTTCTATATCATCAAATTCTGTCTTGAGCATATTAATCTTTTTATTGATTCTTTTAAAGTGAGAACTTTCTATTAATGCATTCAAAAACTGTACACCGCCATTATAGTCTCCAACGATACATACAATATTAAAATTACTTAATAAATAACAAAAATAATTAATATGATCTTTTAAGCTTGCTCCAGCTAGTCCATAACCATGAACCATTGTGCCTTGCTGAGTTTCATCATTTAATTTGAATACTTGTATAGCGAAATCATCAGAGCCCTCATTTTCAGCCCAACTTGGGTCAAATGAAAGTAAATATTTTGACTTTGGATCCCCTTTTGTTTCAACGCATGGATTTAAGCCCTCTTCAATGGTGCATAGTTGCATTTTAGATATTTTAAAGTATCCAGAACTATCATCTGTGAATATTGCACCAAACTCTCGGTCGTATTGACTTTGACTCATTGATGACTTTGCTTGCTTAATCAAATTTTCATCAAAAAGTTGTTTAGGCGCACAATCATAAGAAAATTGCATAATTGATCTTGTAGATTGTCTTTCAGATTCTTCGCCATCCAATATTAAATTTTCAAAATTTTCATAAACCTTGTAAAGGTATTCAAATTTGTAGCTAGCAGAAGACAGCATAATTAACTTATTGTTTGGCCATATATATCTGTCCTTTTCTTCCATTTTGCCCATCTCTATAAGCTGCGATTCCATATTGTATAGATTTTCTCTTTCTTTTGGGTTTGGTACAACAGACAAGAAAGGTACTATAACCTCATTGTATACTCTTTCAGGCATCAAAAGCATTTCGTCAATTATTATCCTGTGAAATCTAAAACCTCTCAATTTAGATCCATCTCCTAGTGGTAAGGCCCTAATGTTACTATCACCTATTTGCATTACCCACTCATCGTTTGCCTTAGATGTCTTTGTTATACATTGAGATAGAAATGCAGCCTCAGGTTTCGATGCTATGTCTTCAATTTTCTTAAATATCATTTTTGCCTGCCTGAATGATTTAGACAAAATACCAATTTCTACCCCTTGATTAATAATTGCATCCATAAATGCAAAAATTCCCGTAGTCCAAGATTTAGACATGCCTCGAGACCATATACCTAAGAAATAATCACTCTCAAACATAGCCTTAATTGCCATATGTTGAAAAGGAAACAACTCTACTCCAGATATTAAATTAGTGCCAAATGTTACATTTTCTTTAATGAATTCATACAGCAATAGCTTGGCTTCAGCTTCATCCAAGTAACCCTCCTTTTCTTTTAAGAAGGTGTTTATATCTCTTCTAGGATTTCTTTTTTGTTGTCCTGTTTCCCAGCTCATAGTATTAATATCCTGTTGTCAATATAGTATTGAATATCACTATTCCACATTTCTTCTCCTGCATACAATAATAAAGGTATTAATTTTTCAGATCTGTTTCTTCCTCCAGAAAATATAAATTGACATTTTCTTGGAAACTCATGAGATAGTATTCTCATCTGATGCCATACATAGGCCATATTTGACCTGTGAGGGCCATAATCGTTGTTTTTAATGATTCTTTCGACAGAACTCTCTATCACCACATACAAGAAGGAATTAAAGGCTCCTGCTCGCTCTAATTCTCTTTTGAATCTTTCGAAGCCAACTGTCATGGTTGACTTAAAGTCAGTTTCGCTCTTCCTATCTATGTATGTATTTGAGTAAAATTCCCCCGAAGCTGTATAATCCCCGAAGTCTAATTTTTGTGATTTCGATTTTTCAAATTTTAGAGGTTGTTGCTCTCTAGTATCTATCAAAATTTCAATATTTTTTAAATTTTTATTTTCTTTTAAAAATTTAGCATTTATACCTTGGTTGAGTAATGGTTCAACTTGAAGCCTTTTACAGGCTTCATTATATGAACTGAAATATTTTCTAAATGTTTCAATTTTAGGCAAATCATGCAACCTTAACTCTAAGTGTGTTGGTGCATATTTTAACCCTTTAGTTTTTATACGGTTCTCTAACGATGAAAGAATAACCTCTTGAGCCTTTTCTTGTGGGGCATCCCTTAACCATTCTTCCATTTCATCCGCATTACTAAAGTAGGTAGAAAAATATTGGTTTTTATCCTTGAATGGTATTTGCTGTCCAGTTAGTAGATTTTTTCGCGGATAGAATGTTACATAATATTCAGGAAGAAATATTTTGTGTTTTTTTATGTGAGCATGCAAAGACTTCTCTGTCGAGAAAGTTTCATCACATATTTTACATACATGATCTAACTTCTGAACCATATCGACTGCTTTGTGTCCAACAAGCATATAAACCCCATTTCTTTTAATTCTCTTTTCACTAAACAAGTTTGAGCTCCCCCAGGAAAGTCGTTGCCTTCCAGTACTACAGTGCTTTTTTTACTTAAATTATCCCTAAAAAGCCTAAACTCAAACAGAGTTCTCTCTTGAGATGGCATTATTATCTTTGAGAATTTATACATAAAATCTTCATCGCTATATTGACTCAATATGTTCTGAGTCTCGATATAATTTTCATCACCTCTCTTTGTTAGTGATATCAACTCTTGTATAGGAAAATGTATATCATTTAATATTAAAACATCTATTTTATCATCATTGTATATGTTATGATCATTTATATTTTTAATTTTTATATCATTTGATAAATGACTATAATGCTTATATAAGTATGAATTAATTTTTTGTTCTCTTGTTTGTACTGTAGATTCATCAGAGTTGTGGAATATCTTGTATGAAGCTCCTCTATTACTCTCTACTAATTTAAAAAATATATCTAATAAGGTATATTCATCATATTCAGTTCTCGGTGGTTCAGAGCCAATTTGAACGATGCTATTTTGCCTGGTTTGCTGAAATATATTCAACATCAAAGATAATGTATAATACCTTTGCCCCAGCGAGCTTGCTAATTTTTCTATATTTAGTTTCATAGTACGTCAGTTTTAGAAATTCCCAATACTCTAGCTTTCCAGGAAGACATTTCTTCGATTCGGTCAGCTTCATCCTTAACTATCTCTTTTTGTCTTTCTGCCATCATTATCATTCTGTTTCTTTCTTCTTCAATTTGAAAAAGTTTTACTAATGATAGGATTGATGCCGTATCTTTATGTTTATTTTTAATTCTTTCTTTTCGGTCTCCATTTAACCTAGCAATCAAAGCTTCTTGTCTTTTTTCGCACTGATTATACTCTTCGCTCTTTGTTTTCAGCAATTCTGCTAACCTTACTGTCATGTCTTGCTGATCTTCAC